CTGTCGCTGTTGGCTCACCAGCTGAAAATGGCAGAGGTGGATATCTAAGACAGGCTATGAACATTGATGGCCTTAACCAACCAACCAACGCAATTAATGATTTCTCACTTATTGCTGTGAGGTATTAATGGCTCGCTTTGTCTCTATCCAGACAAACTTTTCTACTGGTGAGTTAGACCCATTGCTCCGAGCAAGGGTTGATTTGGCTGCCTATCAGAACGCATTAGAAGAGGCTACCAATGTGGTGTGTCAGCCACAGGGTGGCATTAGACGTAGACCTGGCACCAAGTACATTTCATCCTTGCCAAACACTAGCACAGAGTCTGCTGGCAACGGAACTCGATTGGTTGAGTTTGAGTTCAGCACATCGGATTCCTATATGCTTTGCTTTACGCATAATCGGATGCACGTTTTTAAGAATAAGGCTTTGATTACAGCCATTAATGGTGGTGCTAATAATTATTTAGATACATCTGCATTGGGGCTTACTGGCGCTAGGTTGGCAAACATTGTATGGACACAGTCTGCCGATACGCTTATTGTGGTTCATCCCGACATTAATCCAATTAAGATTGTTCGCGGTGGCACAGATGCTACATGGACAGGCACAGCAATTACTTTTGACTCTATTCCAAAGTATGCCTTTACCGCTGCTTTTTCTAATCCAGCGGGTACGCTAACACCATCGGCTGTATCGGGTAAGGTTACATTGACCGCATCATCTAGCGTGTTTACTGCTGGCAGCGTTGGTCAATACGTCAACGCAACTCCACAAGGCAGAGCTAAGATTGTTAAGTACACATCTGGAACTGTGGTTGATGCAATTACTGAGTTCCCATTCTTTAACACATCGGCCATTGCTAATGGCTCATGGGAATACGAATCAGGCTATGAAGATGTTTGGTCAAGCGGTAAAGGCTGGCCACGCTCTGTAACATTCCATGAAGGCCGCCTATATTTCGGTGGATCGAAGTCGCGCCCCTCTACCATATGGGGTTCTAAGGTTGGACTGTTCTTTGACTTTGACCCAACAGAAGGCTTGGATGACGATGCGGTTGAGGCTACACTAGACACCAACACATTCAACGCTATTGTTGACATTATCTCTGGTAGAGACTTACAAGTATTTACAACAGGAGGTGAATTTTATGTTCCTCAAAACGGCCTTGACCCAGTTACTCCAACGAATTTCTTTGTTAAAACAGCAAGCCGTAACGGCATTAAAGAAGGTGTTAGGGTTCAACAGTTAGAGTCTGGCACCCTGTTTGTACAACGACAAGGGAAATCATTAAATGAGTTTGCTTATACTGATACGCAGCTTACATACGTCACGCAAAAGATATCGTTGCTTGCTGGCCATCTCTTGCGTACTCCAACTCGTATGGCTTTGCGTAGGTCTGTGGCTACTGATGAGAACGACTTACTGCTAATTACTAATGCAGATGACGGCATGATGGCTGTGTTCTCATTGCTACGCGCCCAAAACGTCATTGCCCCATCCGAGTTTATTACTGTAGATGGATCCTTTGTGGATGTAGGTGTAGATATATCAACCATCTATGTAGTAGTCAAGCGCAACGTAAACGGCACATTCCAATACTTTGTAGAGGCATTTGACAACGACTTGCTTACAGATTGCGCTAAAACTGGTGGAGCTGCTGCATCTGTATCCATGAGCCATGTAGCTACAGAAACAGTTAATGTTATTCTTGATGGATCTGTACAGGCTAACCAAGCAGTACCAGGCGGTGGCACAGTTACATTTCCACGCTCATCAACTACTAAATTTGAGGTAGGCTTGCCTATCTCTGTAAAAGCGGTAACCATGCCGGTAGACCTAAAGCTACAGACAGGCACGCGCATTGGATTTAAGAAGAGGATTGTTGAGGTTAATGCGTTGGTGGCTAGTACCCAGCACATGAAGATTAATACGATTGAGGTGCCATTCAGAGCGTTTGGTGACATCCTTGATGAAGCGGTTGACGAGTACACAGGCACTAAAACAATGCATGGACTTTTAGGTTATACAACTGAGGGAAAGATTACAATTGAGCAAGACGTTCCATTAAAGATGACCTTGCTTGGCTTAGAGTACAAAGTAGCAACACATCAGGGGACATGATATGGCACTACCAGTTGCAATAGCACTTACAGTAATCAGCGCAGCTGGCTCTATCAAGGCTGGCCAAGACCGCAACAAGATGTATCAGATGCAAGCCAAACAAGCAGAGGTTGAGGCTGACCGCAGAGCTGTGCAGTATGAGTTACAGGCTAACGATATTCTTAGACGTACTAACCAAGCCAACGCAGCCGTAGTGGCTCGTGGCTTTGCTGGTGGTATACAAGGTTTTGAGGGATCCGCTGGATTAATACAAGCTGTCAACAATACTCGCGGTGGCAAAGAGTTTACGTTTGCTTTACAAAATGCAGACATGGCACAACGCGGTGGTTTGATACAAGCAAGTCTGTATCGAGGTGCTGGGCAGATTGCTGAACAGGCTGGTTATTTTGATGCCGCTGGTAAGTTGGGTTCTGCTGGATTTCAGTTTGCAAAACTAGGATAGGTTAATTATGGCTGAACTTCCACGCTACCAACCAACTGGCTATTTGCCAGCAGACGTTCCACGTCTAGACTTTGCAAACATTAAAGAGTCTATAGCTATGACTCAGGGGATTAGCGCTGCATTAGACCGCTTATCTAGCTTTGCTTTTAAAGAGGCAGCAGAAAAAGCACAGCGTGAAGGTATGCAATATGGCGCTGAGAATATGCCTAGCGCAGAGCAAGTAATGAAAGCAATGGAAGAGGGCAAAAGCCCAGCTGAGTTATTTGCAAAGCCTGGTACATATTTTGGTGATGCTGCTAGAAAAGTACAAGCTGGACAGCTGCGTAGTGAATTAGAGGTTCTTGGCCGTCAAGAGTTGGCTAAGTTAAGTGCTACTGTAGAAACAGGAACATTTGATTTAAAAGAAGTTCAAACCACAATTAAATCATTAACCTCTGGATATGCTAGAGCAATTAGTTCTGTAGATGCTGAAGAAGGATTAAAGTTTAGAAGTTCTATGGCTACAGCTGGTAATGCTGTATATGTAAAAGCAACTGAGAATTTTGCAAAGATTATTGCTGAAGGAAAAGTTGTTTTAGCAAATGATTCATTAGCTGCTACATCAACCATTATTGCGGATACATTAAAGTCTGAAAATGATCCAACAATGCTTTCTAATAGAATTAAATCAGAAAGAAGTAGAGTTTATGATGCCGCTATACAAACTGGTAAGCCAGAATTTGTTAAGTCATCTATGGAAGAATTTAATAAGAAAGTTCTAAATGCTATTGTTGATTACACAATAAGCCCAACATTTGCAGATACTCCATCACAAGCAATCAAATTAATTGAGTCTGGTGACTTTGGTAAGTTATCAGAAGTTATGAAAACTGTTGATAGAAACAAACTCAAAAAGGCATACATTGATAGGATTGGCGAAGAGGCCACAATGTATAAAAGAGTTAGCGAATTAAACGCATCTAAAAATATTGATGAAGTAAATATTATTGAAGATAACTTATATGCTGGCAAGATTAGCGGATCAGAGGCATATAGACAAACTAAGGCATTGGGTGTTACTTTGCCAGACGAAAAGCGTAAGGCTTGGCTTAATGGTGATTTGGCCGGTGCTAATCCACAGAACTACGGCAACTTTGAGTCATTAGCAGATAGAGGCAAACTTGGAGAGGCTGACATAGACGGCCTTGCTAAAAATGGTCAGATATCATGGAAACAAGCAAACACTCTCAAGAAGGTTGCTCGCGGGAACGAGAAAGACATGGGCGCTGCTAGACAGTTTATTGACAACACCCTTGGGATTAATGATCCACTATCTCCAGGCCTAGAGGATTCTAAAGCAAAATCATCTAGAGCCAAAGCAACATTAGCACAACAGAAACAAGATGCTTTAAATGCTGGCTTGCCATTCAATGCTATGGAAGCAGCTCAAACACTTGTTAAGCAAAAAGAAATATCTGATTCAGTTACCGCAAAAACAACAGCTAGAACAGAGCTTGAAAGAATATCCAAAGAAAGTAATCTTGAATATAAAGAGAACTGGACTGATGCAGATTTAAAACGAGCCGGTGTTGATAAAGAAGATGTGCGTAAAAAGATTATGAGACAAGTAAGGGCTATTCAAAAATGATTGACCAGCGATTCATGGATGACTTGGCTAAAGACTTTGTCT